GGCGACCTGATCCATGGCGAATAACCTGACGATCGTTATTTCCGCGCTCGACAGGACGGGCGCTGGCTTCGCTTCGGCGAACCGGAACCTCCGCGCCATCGATCAAGCAATGGTGCGCACGACGCGCTCGTCGCAGCGGATGACGGCGGTGCAAAGCTTCGTGACCGGTGCAACGCGCGCGAGCGCGCTCAGCGGCGCGTTGCTTGCCGGTGTCGTTGGCGCCGCCGCGCTCGTCACGTCGAAAATTCTTTCGATCGAGACGGCGTGGGCGAACACCGTGCGCAGCGTCAGCAACAAGTCATTGACGCTCGGTATCGATGCTAAGCAGCTATTCGGCATTCAGAACGCCGCGAAGTCGGTCGGCATCAGTGGGGATCAGGCGACGTCGTCGGTAGAGGGCGTGACGCGCGGGTACTACGAGTCCACGCAGGGCCGCGATCCGCAGAAGCGGATGATCTACCAGGCGTACGGCATCAACGGACTCGACGCGCGCGGGCAGTTCAGTTCCGAGCGCCTGCTCGAGCAGATTGCGGCGGCTGGCGAGAGTGTGAACAGCCGAAACGGCCCGCTCGCGCGGCATCGGCTGTTCGAGGCGCTCGACGCTGGTGGCCTTGAGGACCTGTTGAACAAGGGTGCGGGCGGCGTGCGTGATCGCTACTCTCGCGGCTTGGCGCTCGCGCCGAGCGAGGAGGACATTCGTCACGCCAACGACTACGCCGAGGCGATGTCGAGACTTGATGCGCAGTTCGATAAGACCAAGCAGACGATTCTCGGCGGTCTTGCACCTGCGTTGACGACCTTCCTTGAAGGGGTTGAGCGAGTCGTTGCGCGCCTAAACGGGCAGGAATACGTTCCGACGCGCTGGAATGGTCAAGGCTATGTTCCAGCTTCGTCGCCCGATGCGCCGCCGGCATCAAACCTCGGCGATCGCGCAATCGACGGACTGGAGAAATTCGGCAATTTCTTGCGCGGCAACGGCGCGCGCACGAATGCGCAAGTCGGCGCTGAGCCGAACGCCAACGTGCCGGCCGCCGTTTCGTTTTTCGAATCTCGCGGCTGGACCCGCGCGCAGGCAATCGGCATCGTTTCGAATTTGCAGCACGAAAGCGGCATCGATCCCTCCGCCAGCGGTGATAACGGGAAGGCGTACGGCATCGCGCAGTGGCACCCGGACCGACAAGCGGCGTTTCAGCAGTGGGCCGGAAATTGGATCGGCAACTCGACGCTCGAGCAGCAGCTCGGATTTGTCGACTATGAATTGCGGCAGGGAGGCGAGCAGCGCGCGGGCGCGGAGTTGGAAATGTCGCGCACGCCCGGCCAAGCGGCTGACGTCGTATCTCGTCTGTACGAGCGCCCGGCGGCAGCGGCAGCCGAAGCCGCGGCACGCGCCGCGACAGCGAACCGCATTGCTGGCCTCTATTCGGGAGATCAGGGGGCAGCGAATGCACCAGAGGCCGGGCCAGCGCGCGCGGATGGCGAGCTTCGAGTGAAGGTCGAGCTCGGAAATCTGCCGAAGGGGTCGCGCGCTGAGGTTTCTGGTTCTCCGAACGTGAAATCGACGGTTGAGCGCGGCTCGACCGGCTCAACCAGTCAATTCGCACTTGGGGCGACGTACTGATGAATTCGCTTGTGGTGACGCTTCCCGATGCAGGTATCTCGATCACCGGTTGGAAAGGCGCGCGCGTGACGCGCTCGATCGAGAGCTGCACCGGCTCGTTCGTGCTGGAGATGACCGAGCGCTTCCCGGATGAGGTCGACGAGGCCTCGCTGATCGGTGGTGTGCCGATTCAGATCGCGATCGACGCCGACAATCTGCTTTTGACCGGGTACGTCGACACCGTCGAATACATCATCACGCCGCACGAGCATCTGATTCGGGCAACAGGGCGCGGGCGCTGCGAGGATCTGATCGACTGCAGCGCTCCCGTCGATCGGATACTGGCGAACAGTCGGATTGACGCGGTTTGTCGTGCGCTAGTGAAAAACTTCGACATCGAAGTGGTGGTCAGCGCGAGCCTGCAGGCCGTCATCGACGATCTGCCGACGATCCCGTTTCAGTTGATCTCGATCAGCGAGACGTCTTGGGAAATTATCGAACGGTGTTGCCGCTACAGCGGAGTGCTCGCGTTCGAGCTTGAAGATGGCTCGTTGTGTCTCGCGCTGGCCGGCGACGAGCTCGGATCGACAGGTCTCGAACTCGGCGCAAACGTCGAGTCCGCGGTATCAGTGAAGAGTTCGTTGGGTCGGTTTTCGAGCGTCTCGGGCGTGCTGACGAACTACAACAATGCGACCGACATTGGCGTCAACCTGCTTCCCGAATACACGGCATACGACCCTGGCGTGAAGCGGTATCGGCCGAAGTTCATCGTGTCCGAGCAGCCTTCGTCCGATCGCACGTACTTAGAGCGACGTGTCGATTGGCAGATCGCGCGCGCGTACGGCATGTCGCGCCAGGTGCGAGCGCTGGTGGACAGTTGGACCGATGCGAGCGGCTCGCCTTGGTATCTGAACTATCAGGTGCCGGTCACGATGCCGCTGCTCAAGATCCCCGAGAAGACGCTGCTGCTCATCACGGAGATCAGTTTCATCCTCGACGAGAACGGCACACATACCGAGCTTCTGCTCGCACCGCGCCAGGCATATCTGCCCGAGCCGCTCGTTCTTCAACGCATTGATCCGGACATAGCGCCGGCGTAAAGGACTCTGGATGCTCGACGCACTGAACGCGCTCTCGCGGCGAATTCGTCTGTTCGTGAGCCGCGCGGTGATTTCGTTCGTCGACGATACGCGAACAGTCCAGTATCTGCAGGCGAGGATCAACGCGCTTGAGACTGTGGGCGACATTCCACGCTATGTCGAGTACGGGCTATCGTCGAATCCGCCGCTCGGATCTGAAGCTCTGATCGTTTTCGGAAACGGAGAACGAACGAACGGCATCGTCATTGCCACCTCGAATGCGACATACCGCGTGACAGCGTTGAAAAGCGGCGAAGTCGTGATCCACGACAACACCGGTCAGAAGGTGTACCTGTCGCGAGCCGGCATGGTGCTCGACGGCGGCGGTAAGCCGGTGACGATCACGAACACGCCCGAGATCGACGCCGATACGCCGTTGCTCAAGTGCAAGGGCGACATCATCGACAACTACGAGACGAATACGCGCACCGTCGCGGGCATGCGCACGGTCGCCAACCTGCACACGCATCCGATCGTCAATGTGCAGACAGGCGGCAGCACGATCAATACGCAGCCGCCGACACAGCCGGAGTAATAGATGCCTGACATCAGCATCGTCTGGGATGCCGCGAACAGCCGCGGCGATTGGCAGCAGCTCGGTCCTGACCTGCTCACCGGCAACGATCTGCAAACCGCTGTGCTGCTTAGCCTGTTCACAGACCGTGCGGCGAATGCCGACGACGTCATCCCAGATGGCACCGGTGACCCGCGCGGCTGGTGGGGCGACCTCGACGAGGACAGCCCGATCGGTTCGCGGCTCTGGCTTCTCGATCGGTCGAAGCAGACTCAAGAGGTGCTCAACAACGCGCGCGACTACATCGTCGAGGCGCTCCAGTGGCTCGTCGATGACGGCGTCGTTGCGAGCATGGATGTTCAGACGGAATGGACGCGCGACACGTTTCTCGGCGCGCAGATAACGCTCTATCAACCGGCCGGGCCCAGCGTCTCTCTGACGTACGCATGGGCATGGCAACAGCTCACCTGATATGCCATTCCAACGTAAAACGCTCTCCACCTTGATCAGCGAGGTGGCGGCTGACATCAACTCGGCCCTGCAGGGTGCTGATGCAACGCTGCGCCGTACCGTCTTGAAGGTGGTCGGAAAGGTGCAGGCCGGAATGTCTAACCTGCAGATGGGGTATCTCGACTGGATTGCCAAGCAGGCGGTTCCGTTCACCGCGGAAGACGAATATCTGGAAGGTTGGGCGGCGCTCAAGAAGGTCTATCGGAAGGCAGCGACGCCAGCGCAGTTGACAGCAGCGTTCGCTGGCGTCACGGGAACGGTGCTTAATGCCGGGACGCAGGTCGTACGCAGCGATGGCGCGACATACACGACGGGCGCGACAGCGGCGGTGGACGGAACGGGATCGCTTTCGGTGACGATCGTCGCGACTGTGGCGGGTGCGGCCGGTAACGCAGATCCAGGCACGACTGTAGCGCTCGGCGCTGCGGTCTCTGGATTGCAGTCGTCCGGGACGATCACGGGCACGGTTGCATCAGGAGCGGACGTCGAGGAAAACGACGATCTGCGGACCCGCATGCTTGCTGCATATCAGAACACGCCTCAAGGTGGCGACCTCAACGACTACATCGGTTGGGCCCTCGCCGTACCTGGTGTGACGCGCGCTTGGTGCGCGCCGAATGGCTTCGGAGCCGGGACGGTCGTGATTTATACGATGTGGGACTCTGCGGAGGCCTCGCACAACGGATTCCCACAAGGGACGAACGGATGCTCACAGTACGACAAGGGACCGGGCGGCTCGCCCCGCGGCACGGTCGCAACCGGCGATCAACTTGTCGTCGCC